AAAGTAGTCCCGCCACACCTTTGAGTTCTTCTTAAACTTGTAATTCTGATACATACCAATCAACTCATAAATCAGGTCACGAATAGCAAGTGCTAATGCAGTACCGATTACTACTTCCAACATATCTTCTCCTATAGTATAATATATATTATATATATATAACCCCCTTCGGGGGTATATATTATATATTATAATTAATTATACACACCTAACTGAATCCGTTAGGTAGGCTGCTTACCGAAGTAACTCAGGATATCTGCTATACTACAACCATGACGATACAAATTGGTGAATATGATTTACCTGAACATGTAAGTTACTCTGCATTCACAACCTATATTGATTGTGGTTTTCAGTATTACCTGACACGATTGATGACCGTACCAGAAGCACCATCAGTGTGGTCGGTAGGCGGTTCAGCATTCCATAGAGCAACAGAATTGTGGGACTTAGAAAATGCAGAATGAATTATGGGCTAAGGCCTGGGCAGAAGAACTTGGCGACACCGACCTGACCAATGCACGTGTTGGGGGAAGGGCAACCAAGGCTAATCCAAACAAGGAAGACGTTAACTTCTGGCAAGAGACTGGACCTAGATGGGTTCAGGCTTATGTTGATTGGCGTAAAGCAAACCCACACTGGAAGATTTGGAAGACACCGCAAGGCGTTCCTGCTATCGAGTTGGCCTTGCTACCAGAGTTTGGTGGAGTACCCGTCAAGATGATTCTTGATAGGGTATTCGAAGTGAACGGCGAACTAGTTATAGTCGACCTAAAGACTTCTCAACAAACACCTACCAACACACTACAACTGGGCTTTTATAAAGTGGGACTAAAGAAAGTCTTCGGTGTAGATATCAAGTGGGGGACATACTGGATGTCACGCCAGAATGGTGTTTCTGAGATGGTAAACCTTGACAAGTACACGGACGAGAAGTTAGAGTATCTTGTCACAGGTTTTGACAAAGCCCGTAAGGCCAAAATATTTTTACCTAACACAAACAACTGCCAATATAAATGCGGAGTTACAGAATTCTGTACCTTCTCAACTAAGATAGGATAACAAATGGAAGAATGGAAACTGCAAGTATCATACAAGACACCAGCAGGTGACATGATTAACGTCAGAGCAAACACGGCTGACGAGTTAAGCGTACTGCTAGAAGGTGTCGGAGATTACTCACATCAAGTCGCTGCAGTACAGAAACTTATTGTGGGTGCGTATACAGTAGCCCCTTTGGGGACCACGAGTTCAACTCAAAACACAGCGCCATCCACATACTACGCTCCAACCCAGGGGCAGATGCCTACCATCGCACAACCACCAAGCGCGATAACCCCATCAGGGACAGCAAGTCCGACATGCATTCACGGGGCAAGAATCTTCCGACAGGGAGTAAGCAAGACGAGTGGGAAGCCTTATGCTTTTTGGGCATGCCCGACTCCACAGGGAACGCCTGACCAATGCAAGCCAGTAAACTAACGAAAGGAAAAATATGAGCATCTGGGATAATCCTGAGTTCAAGAATGAAGGTAGTGGCACTTATGTTAATTTTAAAAACATTGGTGATTCAGTAGAAGGAACAGTACTAAGTGTTGGACTACAGACATGGGACGATGGAACTGTAGCACCAAAGATTGTGCTTCATACAAGTGAAGGTGAGCGTACCTTGACTGCTGGTCAAGTCCGCTTGAAGATGGCACTAGCAGAGAAGCGACCTGAACAAGGTGACTATCTTGCTGTTAAGTTTGTATCAATCGAAGCACGTGCTGGTGGTAAGACACTCAAGCACTTCGATGTTAATGTCCGCAAGACCACAACGTCGGCACCGTTTTAAACTAAGTAGATGAAAGAGCGCAGTCACATTAACCTACCACGTAAGTGGCTGCGTTCTTTCTATAAAGAAGGGAACAATGAAGGATGCGTACACTTGTCCGCTCAGTTGGCCGTGCCAGTATTGGTGGAGAACCGCTCCCTAGTTGCTTTAAGGCATTCGAGAACAACAAGATTATCATTAGACGTTCAGAAGTTTCGATGTTCGCAGCAGCACCAGGAGTTGGAAAGTCGACATTAGCACTAGCGCTTGCGCTTAAGATGAAAGTCCCGACACTCTATATTTCAGCAGATACAAATGCGCATACAATGGCTATGCGTTTAGCCTCAATGATTTCTGGTAAGTCCCAGTCTGATGTTGAAGGGTTATTAACTACGGATATTGGTTGGACTAAGGCAACTCTATTAAGAGGCAGTCATATAGTTTGGTCATTTGAATCAGCACCATCTCTTCAGGATATTGACGAAGAGGTTCAAGCATTCGAAGAACTATGGGGTTGCCCACCAGTTCTTATTGTTGTAGATAATTTAATGGATGTTGCCACAGATGGTGGCGAAGAGTTTGCATCTATGCGTGCAATCATGAAGGAGTTGAAGTACCTTGCCAGAGCGACCAATGCTGCAGTTGTTGTCCTTCACCACACCAGTGAGGCAGTACCAGGAAGCCCGTGTCAGCCGAGGTCGGCGATTCAGGGTAAGGTTGCTCAACTTCCTGCTCTTATATGTACCCTTGGCGTCGTTGGTACTAGCATGGGTGTTGCACCAGTTAAGAATAGATACGGACGGGCCGATGCTGGAGGAGGACTTATGACTTGGGTTGCATTTAATCCTGAGTACATGTTCATCGACGACATTCCCGAGAACGTATGACATATCCTAACTGGTTCGATGGCCAGATATATAACTTTGACGATAACTTAAAACGTTTCGCAGGTAAGCCTGACTTGAAGTTCTTGCAGATAGGTGTGTTCACAGGCGATGCTAGTGTTTGGTTGCGTGAGAATATACTTACACATCCAACATCACATCTATTAGATGTCGATACATGGGATGGTTCTAAAGAACCAGAACATATGAGTATGGATTTTAATAATGTTTATGTCTATTACAAGAAGCGCATGGAACCTTACGATAATGTAAAGTCTGTTCGAAATAATAGTAACAACTTTTTTAGAAGTTATGATGGGCCTATGTTTGATTTCATCTACATTGATGGAGACCATACATCTGCTCAGGTAGAACAGGATGCATACAGCGCATGGAAGTTATTGAAACATGGTGGAATCATGGCCTTCGATGACTACCTATGGGGTCAGGACTTACCGTCTGATGCCACACCCAAGCCAGCGATTGATAACTTTTTACGCACACATGATGGTGAGTACGCTCAGTTAGTTAATAGTTACCAAGTTTGGATACAGAAGAATGACAACTAGAAAATCACACAAGGCTCGAGGAGCAACATATGAAACAGACATCAAAGACTATTTTAGAAAACGTGGATACGACGCTGAACGCCTTGCTCGACGAGGTAGTAAGGATGAAGGCGATGTTGTTATCCGTTCAGACTTCTTTGGTTCAATCGGAATCCTTGAAGCCAAAGCCCCAGGGGCGGGGAACAAAATCAATCTATCTGGATGGCAGGCAGAATCCCAAGTCGAAGCGAAAAATTACGCAGAAGCCAGAGACATTGAAATCTCTGCTATCCTTCCAGCGGTTGTTATCAAGGCCAGAGGAAAAGCGATAGCAGATTCATACCTAGTACTAAGATTGGGAGACGTGTTCGGTGAATGATTTGCCAAGTATCAAGACTGTGCTTGAGCACTACGGTGCAAGCATACGTCGTGACCATGGGCAAGTCAACCTAAAGTGTCCGTTCCATGGTGACTCACACCAGTCAGGTACTGCAAACTTGGACGATAATGTTTTTGTTTGTTTTGCTTGTGGTGTACAGGGTAACAGTTTACAAATTATTTCTAAGCAAGAAGGGATTAGTATACGTGAAGCAACAAAATTTGCAGAAGGAAATCTTGGACACAGCGACTCGCAAGTACCAGGCAAACATCTATCAGGCAGAAGACTACCTGCGAAGCAGGGGTATAACAATAGAAATAGCACGGCTGGCGCGATTAGGCGTAGTCGCGGAGCCTGAGCCAGGACACGAAGCATATGCTGGTCGCTTATCTATACCTTACATAACTAAGACTGGTGTAGTTGACTTACGTTTTCGTTCGCTTAACCCTGCCGTTGAACCAAAGTATATGGGTATGGTCGGTGCGGACACGAAGATGTACAATGTGCTAGATATCGAACGAGCAGGTGATTGGATTGGAGTATGCGAAGGTGAACTTGATACCCTTACTATGTCTCGTTGTGTTGGCATACCTTGCATTGGAGTTCCAGGTGCGAACTCGTGGAAGAAACACTACACACGTTTGCTCGCTGACTTTGAACGAGTCTTCGTATTTGCAGATGGTGATGGGCCGGGTAGAGAATTCGCAAACAGTTTGGCTAGAGAATTGCCAGTCACTATTGTTGGATTCGGAGACGGGGAAGATGTTAATTCTGCATACACCAAGTTCGGTGCGCAGTTCATTAAAGAAAAGATGGGATTAAATAATGAGGAGTAAACCAAAAGATTGCCCTGAATGTGGCGAGCAGTTTGATAACGTCTTCGATGCAACAGACCACCTGTTAGAAGATGATGAAGAATTTGACCCATCACTAGTACTACCTAACGGGTACAGGCTACTGATTGGTTCGTTGTTGCGGTGCATGTATCGCTACGCAGATGAACCAGAACAGATTAAGGATATTACGCAGTCAACATACATGACTTTGTTTACTGCTGAGACTAGTCCTTCTACTGTTGTAGAAGTAATAGAAGATATGATTGTTGACTCTAGTATGGTAGGAATTGATGACGAACTTAAACGCCTCTTGGCAGATGGAGAATGAAGAGATATGGCAGATAACACAGTACCTAATGGGGCTTGGCCTACCTATACAGTCGACTCAGAAGGTCGGCGATTCGTTACAGGTGACGTTAACCATAAAGTTGTTGCACGCAAACTCTATCTAGAGGCAGCCTTAGATGATGTAGTAAAAGAACTAAGCGACTTGCTTCTCAGGAAGCATAAAGATTATGGTCCAAAGAATATATCTCAAGCACCTGGCGGTGCAATTAATGGGTTGCGTGTACGCATGCATGACAAGTTAGCACGCATCAACAATCTATTTGATAGTGGAGCAGAACCTGAGAACGAATCCTTTGAAGACTCCTTCAAGGACATGGCAAACTATGCAATCATTGGGTTGCTAGTCTTAAGAGGACGTTGGGATAATGACTAACAAATCATCATTTGATTTAGACTTTGGGTTCGGGCGCAAGGGTGAACAACTAGTAGATGAGTTGCTTACTGGTGCTCGTACTGTTGAGGTTAAGCGTGACCGTAAGTGGGCGAAGACTAACAATCTTTATATCGAGACCGAGTGTTTCTTTAAGAAGATAGAAGGCTGGGGTCCATCAGGCTTAGGTGTAACCGAAGCATCTTACTGGGCGTTTGTACTCGAGGAGTCAACGCTTATCGTACCAACGGATGCCTTGCGGTACGCAGTGAAAGAGTTTGGCAGAGAGATTACATGCAACATACCACCCAACATATCCAAAGGATATCTAATCACAGTAGATGATTTAATGTCGGCGACAAGACTATACAAGAAGGCGATGGCTAATGAACTGGCAACGAATTGAACCGTGGGAATTTGTAATTGCTCATGTAGCCTCAGAGTATAAGCGCAAGTTTAATATAGTAGAGATTGAAGATATTAAACTTGCCTTGTATGAGTGGTTCAATGAGCACCCAAACAAGTTGGACGAATGGGAAAAGATTGGCGAGAAAGATGCCAAGAATTTATTGTATCGTTCATTGCGTAATCAAGCGTTGGATTTTTGCCAAAAGTTTAAGGCTAAGAATCTCGGATACGAGACATCTGATTTATATTATTATGAGCCAGAAGTTGTAGAAGCACTGCTCCCTGCTGTGTTGCGTCAAGAGTGGGGTGTAACCCACAAGTTAAATCTTGGTAGACCAGGCAGGCCATCGGCACCTGCTGAGGGTGGCAACTTGTCTGCTATGATGATAGAGATTGAATCTGCATACCGAAGGTTGAGTACAGAGGACAAGCGAATACTCTTCCTTCGATATGCAGAGTCAATGGACTATAAAGAGATAAGTAATTTCTTATCCCTCAATAGCGACGATGCCGCTCGCATGAGAGGCAATAGAGCGGTCAAGCGTCTGGTCGCTAAGTTAGGTGGATTTAGACCATACTTAGACAAAGATACCCCCGACAACAAAGGCGAAGTAGAAAACGATATAGTAGAGGGCGACCAAGCCACCGACTATAGCGAAGGGGACGAGACAAGCAGCGATGAACTCTAGTAGTTTACTCATTGGTTAAGTACTCATTATCAAAGTCAACCTCACTATTAATCATCTCTTCGATAAGAAGTTCTAAGTCATCTACATATGGTTCTTCATCGGCATACTGAATCATCTGCTCTTCTATCCATTCCTCTTCACTATTGTAGGAAGGATACCACGGCAGCATTGGTGTACCTTTGCTGGTGTTTAGGTAGACTTGGGTCGCGCCCTCTTCTGGCTTGAAGAAGTCAAGATTGAATCTCCATACACCAATTGGTGTCAGCAATATATAAACTGCTGGCTTATTTTGTTGCTTCGCTTCCTCAAGAATGTGGTCGTAGAGTAGCCTATCCATGCGGTGCGAATTATCTAACTCATATGATATCCGATAGTACAGGTACAGGTCTTTTGTGTTACCCATCTCACCTGACTTCTCAATCATGTCGCGCAGTTGTTCAGTTGTTATGTCTCCCATAGACACTTATCCTCCCGTTGAATAAAATCCAGTCCCCTTGAACTGAATGCTTGGTGTTGAGTATACTCTTGTAGATACCAACCCACATGTAGGGCAGGTAACTTCTGTTTCTTTCTCACGATACGAACGTGTAGTGTCGAAGTTAACCTCGCACTTGTTACATCGGTATTCATAT